TACTTCCTTACGGCGTCTATCCTCAAAGTCTGTGTCAATATCTGGAAAATCATTTCGCTCTGGATTAATAAATCTAAAAAACAATAGGTTGTATTTAATTGGGTCTACATCTGTAATTCCTAGGGCATAGCAAACTAATGATCCCGCTGCAGAACCACGTCCTGGACCAACTCTAATTCCAGATTCTTTTGCCCAATTAATCATATCACCAACAACTAAAAAGTATGAGGCAAAGTTTTTAGAAGCAATAACCGATAACTCTTCTTCTAGCCTATCCATATAAATTGGGTCTGAAGCCTTCTGAAGGCTCTCTAAGCCCTTTACGGCCAGTGATCTTAGTCTTTCATCAGCATCTGTTTTTGGAACTGGCAGAAGGTCAAGGCCCTGATTAAAATCATAATCTCCAACCTTATTAGCAATCTCCATTGTATTTTCATATATATCAGTTCTATTTATATTAGATTTGTTAAAGTCTGACTCAATCTCAGATCTAGTTTGAATAAACAAATTGTAGTCTTGAAAAGATATTCTTCTGTCTGGGTATAAATAATTAAACCTGTCCAGCATATTCTTCATATTCTTAGACATATCAAAATCTATATCCTTATCAGCCTTGGGTGATGTAGATAAGATTAATAATGCTTCCTCAAGGATTCGATCTTCTTCTTTGGCAAAGTGTGCGTCTCCCGTTGCCACCGCTTTGATTCCAAGCTCATCAGCCAGCTCTAGTAATTTTGAGTTTATTTCTGCTGGGTTGTGAGATTGAACCTCAACATAAAAATCTTCGTGAAAAGTTTGCTTAAAGTCTTTGAGTATAAGCTTTGCTTCTGAGAATTCCTGACGTTCAATAGATTTGCTAATAAGCCCATTGAGACATCCAGACAATACAATGATGCCTTCCGCATATTCTTTTAACACCTCTCTGTCAATACGTGGCTTATGATAAAAGCCTTCGTTCCATGCAATTTCTTGCAGGGCATTTATATTTTCTAAACCCTTTTTATTTTTAGCCAAAAGAATGATGTGGTTGTAGGCCTGAATAGATTTATCTGTTTTAGACGACCTATCAAATCTGTCTGTCGGAGATATGTACGCCTCAACTCCTAAAATTGGCTTAATTCCTAATTCTTTTGCTGCGATCTGCATTTCACGATGTGAAGAAAGTGTTCCATGATCTGTGATTGCAATCGCCGTTTGTCCAGCATCTAATGCTGCTTGGCATAGCTCGGCAGGAGAATTAAGGCCATCCATCAATGAGTAGTATGAATGAACATGCAAATGTGTGAATGACATTAATTCTCCGCCTTAACTATTCTTTACCAGTCTAAGCTGCTGCTAGTTGCAGAGTTAGATTCTTCTTGGCTTCCGCCTTCTCCCATATAAAAAGCTTCTTGCTCTGCATACGGTACATGACGAACTGCTGTCTTTTCAAGATCAAAGAGTTCTAGTGATGAGAAGTCAAATGCTGACTCGTCTTTTGCTAATGGAATGATTGTATAGCTTGTATCGGTCTTTGTTCCGTTTCGCTTAATTCTCCACATTAGATTTGTGATTGATCCCATTTCACCAGCATACTCAATAAGTGTTGGTGTAATTGTTTTACCACTTGTACCTTGAGAAAGAATTGCAACATATGGCTCTTCTTTTCCATCATCCACCAAAACATTGATGTATAGACGTGTCTTTGCCTTCCAACCAGCCTTTGGATCCTTACGATGTTGTTCCTGTGCCCAATCACGGCCTTCTGACTCCATTGAATCTAGAGCTTTACGACGGTAGTCCTTTGGGTTTGTGTGCTCAAGAGCAATGAATCCGCATCCGAGCTTATCATTATATGTAGGTGAGTCTGGATCAAGCTCTTGGAGGAAGCGAATCTTAACACTTTCTCCATCTTCAATCTTCAGCCAGCGACCTTTATTTTCATCGCCACCACTATATGTTGGCTTATCTAGTGCCTTATTTAAGTCTTTTAGACCCTTTACTATACTCATTTATTTCTCCTTATAGTTGATGATATATATTCATCTGTTTAACTATTATATCATTAATGCCAAGATCTGTATTCTATGTCTGACACAGCATTTTTAATACAGTGTTTAATCTCTGCATCAGTCATATCACCAGCATCTTTTGCATCGTGTGGGTATATCTTACCATATTCATTGGATGCCCACAAGATGTCTTTCATTCTTAATTTATTAGATATACTCTTTCCTAATTCTCTACCAGCTAAATCTGCATCTGTCATTATTGTTATTCTATTAAAATGCCTATTTAATATTTGTTGCTGCTCTGTAGATAAAAATCCTCCTAGTGTAGCAACTACGTTTGGAAAACCTGCCTGATGAACACGAATAGCATCAAAGCTGGATTCCACAATTATGACATGATCCCCAATCTTTTTGGCACGATGTATATTAAATAATGTTTTGCTCTTAGGAAGATTAGTACTATTCTTAAAAGATTTTCCTTCTATTGACCTTCCAACAATTCCTATTGGCATACCATCTGGGCTGTGGACGGGAACGGTAACCATATCCATATTTTCAGAATATCCTAGACCAAAATAATCCATAGCCTCATGATTTATTCCACGAGAAATAAAATAGTCACAAGCCTTTAAACTATTAGATCTATCTTTAGATAGCTTATCCAGAATATCTTTACTAAACTCCTCAAACATGGGCTTCTCTTCCATTGCCTCTGCCAGTAGCTCATCAAAATTTTCTAGGGATTCCGTCTCTTTGGCAGATATAAATCGCAGTGATTCAAAGTCATTCTTCTGCATTGTGCGTTTAACTAGATCCAATAGGGTACCAGACTCTCCACATGAAGGGTTAAAGCAGATGAATGCACCTTTTTCACGGCTTACACTAAAGCTTGATGTATGTCTATTAGAATGAAATGGGCAGTAGCATAGAAAGTCATTAGATGTCTCTCCAACAATAGTAAGTCCTATTTCTTTTATAATTGACTTAATGTGTGCTGGCGAGTACTGCGTGGGATCAATTTCCCTTGTGTTATACCCTCTGATTGCCATGCCTTCTTCTTTCCTACGTATACGCCATATAGTGTCATTAAAAACACCCAGGTCTCTCCTGTGAATTCTACCGAAAAGTTAGTATCTATGTCAAGTACTCTTGCGTATCCTTTTGACCTCATATCTTGTGACAATAAGGATTCGTATTGAGCTTTTATTCTTATCATATCTGAATCGTCTTTAAATTCAACCGTAACTTGAAATCTTTTAATTGGTTTATGATTCATCCTTAGACTTTCTAGGGTCCTCAAAGATTTCTTTAATAATACCTCTATTAATATCCCAGTCTAAATAAACTCCAAAATCATGTCCATGTCTATTCTTTCTAGAAACAACTTCAATCAAATTAGAGTCTGGATATCTGTGAATAGCCATAGCCATATCAGCATCGTACTCAATAGCCTTTGACCACGCAACCTGACTCATCATTGGTGGATTATCTCTATCAGAAATATCGTCTCCAGTTGCTGCAGTAATATCAATTACTGGTATATTGTTTCTAGTTGCTAAGTTTTTAAACTCACGAGACAAGTTCATATTACGCTCCGTGGGAGCCTTTGAATTATTGTTATCTGTAAACAACTGATGGTAATCAAGAATAACTAGGTCTGGCTTATGCTGATCAATTTTTGCCTGTACAGCATTAGGTGTTACCTGATTAAATCCCTCATTAGATACAAGAATAAATCCATTCTTATCCTGAAACTTTTTGCTAGACCAAGATCTGAAGTCATCTATATTGATGTCTCCCTTAGAGAAATCTGATGCTCTAAACAATCCAGAACCCAGCATTGTATAAATTCGATCACGCATATTCTCTGGAGTCATTTCAAGAGATATGATCATTGGCTTGAATCCCTGTTCCCAAGCCTTGCATGCTAGATAGGATGTAAACCATGTCTTACCTTTACCTGGCCAACCAATTGCAACAATTAAATGTCCTGGTGCCATTCCAGTTGGATAGGCTAAATCAATTGAGTCAAAGCCAGTTTTGATTCCTGGAGAACCACCCATTTCTGCAGAACGAATCTTTAGCGCCTCAATGTGCTTAATTGCACTTTCTGCATCAATAACATCTAGGTCACGAATATTACTAGTAAACTTATTTAGTGCTGATAGCTCTGACTGAAGATCTGCCAACACACGTGATGCAGCATCTTCTTTAAGCATTGAGCCACCACGAATAAGTATTCCCTTAAGTTTATTAGAAAGAAATTCATTCTTTAGTTTATCTAGATAATATCCAGTCTCCGCACTTGCCTTTGTATCTGGATCAAAGTCTTTGAAGCGTTCTTGTAGTACTCCAACTTCTGGAACAGCTTTAAACTTATAGTAATAGTTCTTTAAGGCATCCCATATGTCCCTATGTGATGTAAATAGATCATCTACGTTATCCGCAAGGAGTGTGCTAATATCTTTGTTCTTACATACAGCTGAAATTAATGTCGCTTCTGTATTCATTTGCTTTCTCCTTCCACCATCTTTTTAGTTGCTTCTCTAAGTAATCGTCTGCGTTCTACATCTTGATCTATATCATTTTTAACTTTTTCTATCTTATCAAAGTTTAAATAAAAGAATTGAAGCGGATGACCTTGCTTAGATAAAGTAAAGTAGTAGCTGAGCAACTTATAGGCATCATCAAATCCTACACTATCTATGACATCCTGCATAGCCCATTTTTCACGAAACTTATTTACCCTGATCTCTTGACCATACTTCTGCTTATATAAATTTTGGTATAAAGTGATAAGAATATAGGGCTGTCTATTATTTGACACTCTTAAGCTCTTCTTCTACTTCACGAGTCTTTTCAATAAGCTTATTCTCAACAAATGCATAAACTCTTTCTGTGGCAGCATCTACTGTTTCGCCATGCCTAATATCATCTTCAACCCCAATACCTATCTTGATACTTTCGTAGTTGCCAAGATTTCGTGTAAAAGATAGATCGACCTTAACCCTTGTTGTCATTACTCCGCCTTCCATACAGGGACATACTTACCGTCATTGGTCTTAGTATACAATATAACATTACTTTTGAGAAGGGCTAAAAGCTCTGCCTTAGATGGCAAATCTTTAGTGTGTCCTGCCTCTAAAATAAATTCATGTATCTGAACTATATCAGATTCGCTAAGCATATATTTAAACCAGGTACTATCTGGGTTTCCAATAGGGTATACCTTTTGCGGCGACTTTATTTTGCCAACCAAAATATACTCTTCAAGCGTGACCTTATGTCTATTTAAAATTCTACCAGCTTGCACTAGTGTATACGCATTTTCCATGCCTTTTGATACTAAGCTATAAGAATAAAGAACTCTTTTTTTATCTGGATAACACCAAGCAATTAGCTCGTCTTTTGCCCTAGACGACTTTAATACTTTATGAATTTTCCCATTTAAGAAGAAATAGAGAAATCTTTTTTGTATTCCGACTCTTTTTGATCTAGCCATTTTCCTAGTTTACTCGATTCCCTATTAATCATCCAGCGCTTTCCACACATCACACAATATAATTCTATATGTAGCTTCTGAGAAAAAACTCTATCTATGAATACTCTTCCATTACATTTTTTGCACCACATTATACTTTAAAAACCTTTCCATCTACAACGCATGAATAGTCTGGTGAAACATGAATCATTTGAATGTGAGGATAGTCATTTACAATATGAGCAATAGCAAAACCCTTTTGCCAGTCATGATGCTGACTATACTTCATTCCGTCACTCTTTTCATCACACATGTGACCAATTTCATATCCACGCAATGTTTCTCCTTCTCCATTATTTCGCAACTCATATGTTACCATATGTGAAGCAATTCTATGAGAGTGTCCACGAATTAACGAAAGTTTTGCGTCTACATAATTAAATACTCTAATGTCATGATTACCTAATGCTGAAAAAAGTTGTGCATCTGGAAGCATGTCTCTAGTCTTTGCGTAGAAATCTCTAGCACCCTTAGCTTCATGTCGCATCATTGGAACAATTAAGTCTCCGCTTTCAGTCTTATGATAATTTAAAAACTCTGCAGATCTACCCTCAGTATATTTACTATAGCATGCCTGATCATCTGTATCGCCTAAGTAATCTACTACATCTGGCTTAAACCATTTCATAACCTTAAACCAAAGCTCGATCATCTTATCATCCTGATACGGGAACTGCTGATCTGACGATAACATCCATTTTAAATCGTTTGACATTCATCTACCTTTATACGAAAAAAGTCACGGGATCGTGACTTTGAGGCTACAATATAATTGTAACATATTACATAGTACTGTCAATACTATTCTGTTTTCTCTTTTGAAACCAATAAGTAATTAATCCTAAAATTGCTTCTATCAATTGCTGGAGATGTTAAATCGGGTTACTTGGCCAGTGTCTGATGTATTCTTCACTGCCTCTTCATACGCTACGATAATATTATGCTTAAGATCATTTAGCTTATTTGGGTCTAGAGGTTCGCCTTCATTGAACTCTACTGCTCTTAATTGCTGTGCCATTATAAGTTATCTCCTTGATCATGCATATTTGTTTCCATTTCGCTAACTTCTATAATCATATTTCTATCTAAACCATATGCATTAAATACATCTGGACTAACAATATGACGTCTTTTATTTTGTGATATTAAATATATTTTACCATCCGCTATATTCTTTATCAAGGTGCCGTCTCTAAATCCTAGCTTTCCCGCAATCTTCATTCCAGAAAGAGCTGACTCTTCTGCTAACACTGTAGGAAAGGACCAAGACTTCTCTGCCCTATCTGATACTAGCTTAAATAACTTTCCGTCTTTAACCCAATAGCATGCTTTCTTAGTCTTTACTGCAATGCCTGATGGGAAATTGAATCTGAGTATTCTTGAAGAGCTTCATTTTTAGCCTTATCCATGAGTTGTGTAATATCTGCCCGTAAAATTGCAATCTGAGTTTCATAATTAGAAACTAGTTCTCCAATTCTTTGTTGTAGGGCGGTTATTACTAATTCCGCTTTATCCATTTTATTCCTGTTCTAAAGTAGTTTTTTCTGTTTCTAGAACACTAATCTTATCATCAAGATCGGAAATTTGCAATATCATTTCATTAATAGTTGCCTGATTTGGACTTGATACAGCATTTAGCTCTAATATTGTAAGATTCAAATTATACTTATTATAATTTAATGTCTTAATATGTTGATTTACAATTCCTATTTTTTCTTCATTAGTTAACTCTGATGTCATTTTTACCCTCCTTATTCATTATAGCATATTATTTCTTTTATTTAAATCCGTCCAGAATATTGAAACTGTATATCTGGTTCCACTTATAACTGCTTTTACTCCGTGTAGAGTATTTTCGTCACCCTTAAATGTCACTAACATTCCTGGCTCTGGCTTTATAGAAAAATTGTTATATTGAGGAAACCAAAGCTCTCCGCCTTCATAATCATTATTTAAGTATATTAAAGAAGAAAAATGTTTTGTTTGGAACCTTCCCTCAAATGACTCAAGGTACGTCTTAGATATATTATTTTCTGCTAGCATATCGTAATCGTGGTGACCTTCATTTGATATAAAATAATCTAGGTGTGGGGCTTGCTCCCTTCCAACCCTCCATCTATTGACAAGATACTGCTCTGTTTTTACCTTAACACCAAACTTGTCTTCGGTAACCAATTTAGTTTTATTCTCAATATCTTTATAAAAATCTCTATCTAGTGGATATCTGCCATAAAATTCTTCATGTGTAAAGTTAATGCACATTCCGTCCCACTGTTTAATAGATGGCCATAAAATTTTATCAACATTTTCTTCTTTTGGATAATTAACTTTAAAATCAAGTCCCCACAGATCTTCTGAAAAATTTTTTGTTTCTAAAATTTTATCAATATCTGACTTATTAATAAAATTTTTTACTATTCTAATGTTTGGCTTTTCTAGGTCTATGTATCTCATGTCTATCCTATACACCTGTCGCAGTCCCAATATGTTCCAGTTGGACAGTTGAATGTAGGCTCAAAGCAATTAGAAGGTGGGCTTGCTGGTGGGCTTGGTGGATTTACTGGTGGGCTTGGTGGATTTACTGGTGGGCTTGGTGGATTTACTGGTGGAGTTGGCGGATCTACTGGTGGACTTGATGCTGGTGGAGTTGATGATGCTGGGGTTGCCGAAATTGTTCCAGAAGAAACAACTAAGGAGCTTCCAGCTGAATTAGATGCTGTTGCAAAAGCTTTAAATATATTTACTGGTGCAGTAGCATCATATGTAGTTATTGTATATGTGCATTCTGATGCTCCTCCCACTGAAAATGATACTATGTCACTAGTTGCAGTAGGAATAGATGGATGAATAGCGGTTCTTATAACTACGCTATATGATGTAGGAGACCCCGACCAGCCTGAAGTTGAAGCTGTAATTACGCTACCTGGTGTGCTGCCTCCTGTAAGAGAAACGGATCCACCTGTAGGAACTACTACTGCTGCCGTCCAAATAGCATAAAGAGTAAAGCTTTCTGTTGGAGTAAATACAGCCCCTGCTTGATAAGTATAGTATAAATCTCCAGAAATTGGATTTCTCCAATTACTAAATGTGTATCCATCCCTTGTTGGAGTTGGTGCTGTAACAGATTGTCCAGAATTAACTGTTGTTGATGTAGGTGATACAGTGCCACCATTTGCATTCCATGTAATTGTATATTGTACTACTGGCGGCTCAAGAACTATAGTATTTGAATTAGCTGATGCAGATCCCCCAGCATTACTTGCAGTAACTGCAACATAATATTCTCTTAGATATGATCCTGAATAGGCGTCTGAAGTATCTGCTTTTGTAACATCCCTTAAAAGAGTAATTGGCTGAGGGTCTGTTTGATACCATCTATATCTATAGGATGTTGGGCTGTTATTCCATGATCCTGATGTCACTGACATATTGTTGTTTGAAGAAATTGATAGCACTGGTGCAGATATATTAGAAGGCGGAGAAATTGCAGCACTTGTTGTAAGGCTATAGTTTGCAGATGCTGTATTTCCAGTAGAAGATGTTACCGTTACCGTTCCAGTATAAGTAGTTCCTGCAGTAAGCCCCGTTTTTGAAACAGATGTTTCATTAGTTCCAGATCCACTAAATGTACCCGTTGATGACCAAGAGCTCTGATTTGTTGAGGTCCAATTAATCGTTCCTGCTGTCTGAGAAACTCCAGTATTTGAACCCATTGTAATTGTTGGAGTTACTGGGGATACAACATTTTGTATAGTTACAGTACTACTTGTAGAAACAGTCTGTAGCGATGGAGATACATTAGTATTTGTTGCAGTCACAACAAATCTAAATGATCCTGTTGATGTTGCTGAAGAAGATGGAAAATCTCCTATAATTGGTGTATATGTTTTTGTATTAGAGGAGCCAACAGAAGGATTGGTTATAGTTCCAGTTGCATTAGATCCATTTCCATCTAACCATTGAAAGCCGTTATAGTATTGAAATTTATATGTTAGTACTGTAGCATTTGTCCATCTATAATTAGTTCCAGTAAGAGTGGCTGGCATAGTTGAAGAGCTTGTTGTTAATGTTACTGTTTGTGCTATTGATGGTTCATTTGAAGGTGCAAGAAAACCAAAGATGCTTTTCCATACTCCGCCGCTTCTTATATAAGCTTTAGTTATAGTCTTCCATGCTCCGCCTGATCTAAGGTATGCTTTATTAACATTTTTCCATTGAGATCCAGATCTTAATTTAATTGACATATAA